GTGTTGCCTCCAAATCCAGGAACAGAATTAACTTTAAAACTAGTGCAAATTTGGTGCATCGCTGCTGCATCGTCTGTAGACTTAGCAAACATTTTAAATTTGAAAGCAACGTTTCTGATTTGAGGTCCACCAAAGAATAGTTCTACGTTTGGATTTAAAATAACGCCTTGAGTTCCACCTAAGATATCATTAATTTCCAAGTTTGATTGTAAGTTAGATAACGCCATTCTTAAAAGACCTGCACCAGCGGTCGTTGGGAGTGCCTCTGCTGATTCTAGTCCAGCACCAAAGTTACTCATCAATCCTCCTAAATTACCATTTGTCGCATTAGCAACTCCCGATAAAGCACCAGCACCCAAATTGGATACTTCTTTTCCTCCCCATGTTGCAGCATAGGTTGTACTTACATCTTCTGGCATGTATAGGATAATGTCGTCGCCAACTTGTTCTCCAAAGTTGCCTGCAATATCATTATTTCCACCACTCTGATTGTAAGCGTTTACATCAGATCCTGACCCACTTCTTTGAAATGGTGGTTTATAAGTGTAGAACTGGAACATGATATAGTCTGTCTGCTCTTCTATGAGCATATCACTTGGATATTTCAGAGTCATTTCTTAGTTTCGTTTGGATATGCTTCAACGATTCGTCTTTCTTTGAATCGAGTCATTCTAGATTTATATGTAAGTTGCCATACATCATTTTTGTTGTATGAAAAGGTTCGACCACCTCGCTCGTATACGAAATCTTCTATAGGCAAGAATATAGCTGTTTCCCACTCTTCTTGACCTAGATCAAGAAAACGAGTTTTTTTCACTCCACTGTAGAGATATTTATGAATGATTTTCTGAGGAACGTTAACATACTTTTTATCTTTGATATCTTTGACGATTTTTAGTCTTGCCTTTGGACTCATATAGTGTAGATTTACTCCATAAAAGTGATCACCTTCTCTACTTAGTACATAGACTAGTGGAAATTTATCGTAGAAGGGAATTCTTTTTGAAGTTGCCTTATATTCAAATAAGTACAAGTGACCTACACGGGTTTCGTTTCTTAGTTCGTTATCATCTTGTAATTTGTCTTTTAGAGCAGTTTCTACTTTTTCTTGGCGCATTACCTTTTTCAAGGTATATCTACTAGCCATGGATCGTACTTTTTTACGATACCAATTTGGAGAGTATGATTTACCTTTTGTTTCTTCTGCTATCTGCTCAAAAATGGTAGTTTTAGACATTTAAGTGATCTTCCGTTAGTATCATGAAATTCATTCTTCGATCATCACAATACTCTTCTGCTGCTTCCCATTTTGCTCGATTTTTTGCATAAGTCATGACTGACTTTTTCCATGCCGTAGTTTTTCGTTTTGGATTTTTTTCTGGACCTGCAACTTGCTTTTTTGGTTTGATTTCAATGATATACTTTTTATACTTTCCTTCTTTGTTTACAACTTTAATGTAAAAATCTGGATAGTATCTATGTAGTCTCCCATCAGTGGGGCAGCGATATGGTATAATAATCTCTTCACTACCCCATTCCACGATAGATGGAGTGTTATCACAAAAAATCATAAATTTTTTCTCCCACATAGACCTATAGATGATCCGTGTAGGATTGCCTTTATACTTCTTAGGATTAATTGGTTTAAAGATCCCAGAATAAGCCATAAATACAAATGCTCACTGTAATAGTATTTAGAAGTGCCTTACAATAAGTCAATGAAGGATTATATTAGCACTATCGCCTCTCAAGGCGGAATGGCGCTATCTAATGGATACATTGTAAATTTTACTTTTGATACTGCTACGGGAGTGAAGAGTGTTATTGATCAACTCATACCTGGATCTGAGTTGTATACGATGTTCTGTGATGAAGCACAATTACCATCATCACAGGCTGCTACAGGACAAGTTACAGGTATGCATTTGGGTGAAGGTCGTAGGTCATATGCTCACACAAAAATGTATACTGACCTAGGTCTTGGTTGGATGTGCGATGCTAACATGGAACCATATAAGTTCGTGCAAGCATGGTGGCAATATATGTTCCCAGAATATGATGCAAACGGTGAAATTGATACTCTAGATGGACAAGATTTTGGTGCTACTTACAGCTCAATGCTTGGTAAAGCACCTAAGAGTTCAAATAGAGTCACTAGGTTGCGTTATCCATCAGATTACTATTGTACTATTAAGATCGCTAAAGCAGAGAAAGGACCAAATGGTGAAGTTGAGCGAGTATCATCAGTACATATTTTACAAGACGCTTTTCCATATTCCATTGATTCTGTTCCACTATCTTTTGGACAGTCACAACTTTCAAAAGTTACTGCTAAATTTTACTATTCTAAGCATAGAGTAGTGTATAATGATAACAGAAGTGTTGGTAGTGGTAAACTGCTAGCTCAGAATTTTTTAGACAGTCTTGGAAACCTTAATTTAGGATCTTCAACCACAGCATAAATATTTAAAATAGGATTTTATCATGGCATTACCAAAGGTTACAGCGCCGACTTACGAATTGGAACTTCCTTCGAACGGCAAAAAAATCAAGTACCGCCCATTCCTTGTAAAAGAAGAGAAACTTCTTTTGATTGCAATGGATTCTCAAGATGATAAGCAAATCACGCAGGCAGTCATGGATGTTATGAATGCTTGCATTGTTACTCGTGGCGTAAAACCAGAGAACCTTGCTAGTTTTGATCTAGAATATTTGTTTTTGAGAATTCGTGCTGCTTCTGTTGGAGAAGAAATTATTTTGAATGTTCGCTGCCTGGATGATGGTGAGACTGAGGTAGCACATACAGTAAACATCAATCAGGTGGAAGTCTATAAACCTGAGGGACATGAAGATAAGATTATGCTGAGTGATACAGTTGGCGTAATCATGAAGTATCCTAGTATTTCTCATTTTATTGATATTGGATTCCGCTCTGAACTTGAGACAGATCCTTTGGACGTTGTAGTTGGTTCTTTGGATCAAATTTTTGATGGTGATGAAATTACTGAGGCATCCGATTGCACTAAGAAAGAATTAACTTCGTTTATTGAAAGTCTGACTCAAGAACAGTTTCAAAAACTAGTTAAGTTTTTTGAGACAATGCCTAGACTTCAGCATACTTTTGAGGTAACAAATCCAAATACACAAAAAACGAGTAAATTCACAATTGAGGGTCTTCAGAGTTTTTTCGCATAGCCCTCTTCCATACAACTTTGGAAGAGTATTACCAGACTAACTTTGCCTTGATGCATCATCATAAATACTCTTTGACGGAGTTAGACAATATGATGCCCTGGGAGAGAATTGTTTATATGGCGCTTCTTACCCAATTTCTTGAGGAACAGAAACAACAACAGCAGCAATTCTAATGGCTTCAGGAACACAAGGATATGAAATTACATCTGGAGACCTTACAGAAGCTCTCTGGAATAGGTGGCGTAAACGTAAAGGTGATAAAGATCAAAAAAAGTCCGTAGGTCCAGTCGGAAAGGGTGGACCCTTAGCGCCAACTGGTGGTGGGGGAGGGGGAGTAGTTCCTGCTAATGTATCTGTTGTTACTCCAAATCAAAAACTATTAGTTTCTGGTAAAGTAGATTCATTGGGAGCAGGGAGTAGTGCTCTAGTTGCTAATGGTGGTGGAGCAATTACAAAGTATGATGATAAGTTAGTTGGAGTAAACGTACAGGTATTAGAAGAACAAAAAAAGCAAACTAGATTAATTGCTGCTCAAACTCAATTATTAGCATTAATACCAGGAAAAAAAGGTGGTGCTCTTTCCAAGTATAAAGATCAGGAAGATGCATTAGAGCAAGTAGAAGATCTATCTGATACTCAAGGTTATACGAGAGCAAAAAGAAAACGCCCTGGATGGTTAGACTTCTTATTTGGTCTTTTAAAGGCAATTGGTAAAGGAATTAAGGCAATTGTTCCTGCACTATCGAAGTTTCTTCTAAACAAGATGCTGAAGCGCATGTTAGCGCAGCAAGCAGCAAATGCTTTGAAGAATACAGCGTCGATGTGTGCCTGCTCTGCTGCACAGATGCCTGCTGTTATACCAGCAAGAGTGAGGGATCTTGGTAGAACTACTAGAGCACTTCCCGCATCTGCTGTTAGAGGGGCACTTCCTCCTGCTAGATCAGCAAGAGCAGCACTACCTGCTGCTGCAGCGAGACCTGCACTACCTGCCGCAGTATCTCCTACAGCGAAGTTATTACCAGCAAGAACATCTGGTACTGCATTAGCAACACGAACAACACCAAGAGGTTCAACTGCTGGAGCACTACCTCCTGGTCAAGGTCAAGCATTTAAACCTGAAGTAAAACCGCAGACTAGAGTTTTAGAAACTGTAGATGTTGATAGGGGAAACTTTAAAGGAACTGATAGAAGATTTGAAGCATTAAGAAATAAAGCACAGAGAGCGACTGGTCTAGAAAGAGATGCTGCAATAAACAACCTTAAGAAAGCGGGTGCTGATGTAAATGTAAGACCAGCAACTCCTGCTATTCCAAAACCAGCAGCACCCGATATTCCAACAAGAGGATTATCAAACGCTGCTGGAACAGCGAGTGATGTTGCTGGTGCTCTCCCTGGTGGTGGAGCGAAGTATTTGCTTCCTGGTGCAACTGCTATTACGGCAGGTTTATCCCTTATGGCGGGCGATTATGCTGGTGCTATTGTTGATGCTGCTGATGCTACGGGTGACGCTATAATGGTTTCTGGTGCTACTGGTGCTACTGCTGCAGTTGGAACTGCTTTATCATCTGCTGCAGCAGTTATTGGCGCTGGTATCACATCATCTTATGTTGGAGAAATGACCCGTGGAGTCGGTGATTGGATTCGTGGTGATGGAAATAACATGGCGTTGAATATGGCGAGTGGTATTGTTGAAGGATTATCTGGAACACTTGAAACAATTGGTGCTCCATTCCGTGCAATCTGGGAGTTCGTCAACTCTGGATTTAACATTGAAAAATCCAATGAAGTGATGGCGGAAATTGACTCCAATCTTCGCGAATCTTTCAGGCAAGGACTCAATATGTTTGACGTTATTCCTGGATTGAATCTTATTTCAGATGAGAAAGGAGGATTTGGTACATTAGGATTATATGGTGATGCTGCTAAGAAAGCAGACGCTAAGATGCGTGGTGAAGGTGATGTTAAGAACGCTAGTGGTGGTTCATACTTCCTAGACAATCCTTCTAACTTTGGACCATTCCAAGGTGGTGAAGCAGGTGGTGAAGTTGTTACCTTTACTCCATTTGGAGGAAGACAACTTGTTAATGAGATGGGTTCTCATATGACGACTGCCTTAGAGCAACCATTTAAGTTCGCAATTGGTGGTATTGCTGTTGCTATCAAAGAAGTAATTAAAATTCTTGGTCCTATTGGACAGATTATGGGTCCTGCAATCAAACCAATTCTTGATAAACTAATTAAAATTAGTGGAATAACAAATCTTCAATTGTCTGGAGTCAGTGGTGGAGCATTGAGTCAACTTGGTGGATTGATGAGTGGTCCTGGTGGAATGATGAATAACATGTTCCAAGGAATGAGTGGAAACGTGCAAAGAATGATGAGATCGATGGGATTGAGTCGGTTGCCTGGTGTAACTCCTGGCGCTCAACCTTTTACTGGTCAAACTAGTGAGAGTGATTTTTCTGCAGTTCTACCACAAGGAAGACCTGTATTTAATAGTGGTTTTGGTAATAGAGATCTTGGATATGGATCTACAGATCATAGAGGAATTGATATTGGTGTTGATAGAGGATCTCCAGTCCTTTCTATGGAAAAAGGAACTGTTTCGCACATTATTCCAAATTTCATGCATGGATCTGCAGTTGTTGTGACTAGTGATGAAGGAAATGCAACTTTATATGGTCATGTTGATCCAACAGTTGCTCAAGGAGATGCAGTAAATAAAGGTGATAAGATTGCTACTGTGAAGTATTGGAGGGGCACTGGTAATATGGCTCCTGATAATACTCACTTACACTTAGAAAGACATCCTGGTGGATATGGTGGACGAGCTACTGCTGTAGATCCATTGCAGTTCACTAGAGGTAAATCTAAAGTTAAAAACGCAGAAATTAAAGCTGCTCAAAATAACGCAGCTAATGTTGCTCCTCCAAACAATACAACTGGATCTGTTATGCTTCCAAGAATCCAAGCAGCAGCAAAAGAAAATCCTGAACTGGCGGCACTTGCTAAAGTCATGGAATTCAATCAGGCTACTCAGCAGAGACAGGCTGCACAATCTCAGCAGAATTCTGGTGGTGGTCTTGGTCCAAATCCATTTGTAATGCCTTTAACTGATAAGAATGCGGATTCTCTTGCCCCACTAAATCTATACAGGTTGACTAAGTAAAATGAGCACCGAAAATAATAACAATGCAGCAGCCTGGGGGTTTGAGAGTGTATTCTTAACAGATCACTCGGGAACAAAGCACAATATATCAGCACTAATTTATGGATTTACATATTATGAAGATATTGGTAAACCGTTTATTAGTGCTAATCTTACTTTGATTGACTCTGCGATCAACTTGATTTCTACTGGACCTATTTCTGGAGGAGAAGAAGTAGAAATTAAGGTGCAAGGTCCTGATGAAGAAACATATACTTACAACTTTTTAGTTTATAGAGTTGGTGATAGAAGAATTGCTAATAAAATTCAAAGTTATAATTTGGGACTAATTAGTGGCGAAGCACTCACAAATGAAGGAAGACGAGTAAGTACCACTCAGTCTGGGAAACCACATGAAATTGTTCAGAATATTTTAGAAGAATATTTGGAAACTGAAAAAGATTTTACCTTTGATACTAGTAGTAATAATATGAAAGTTTCTCCAAGTGGGAAATCTCCATTTTCTTTGTGTGCAATGATGCAGGACCGTGCTTTGTTGTCTATCTCTAATTCATCACAAACAAATGACTCAAATGCTAGTGGAGAATTTTTGAGTGGTAGCGCAGGGTATTTTTTCTTTGAAAATCATCGTGGATATAATTTTAGATCGATTGATTCTCTCTGTGATGTAGAGGGAAGATTTGGTAATCAACAAACAGATGTGAAAGAGTTCAAAGATGAACCAGCAGAGCAAATGTATGATGATACTATTTTATCAGTTCAATTTTTGAGTGAGATCAATTTACTGGAGGGGTTAAGATTGGGAGCATATGCTTCCAAGGCAGTCTTTTTCAATATATCGACTGGAAAATATGAAGAATTTACATATTCTGCTCAAAGATCATGGGAGAATCAAGCTCACCTAGGATCTCAAGATGAGTTAAGACCAGCACAAAAAGAATTATCAGATTATCCGACCAGAAGAATTTCTGCTATAATAGATCATGAAACTTTTTACAGCGGACAAAAAGTTGCATCTCCTGAAGAAGGTGGTGGGGAAGATAATGACTATTGGGATTGGACTAAAAGCGTAGTATGTCAATCTATATCTAGAAATTATCTCCTAAATACACAAGGATTGAAAATTGAAGTCCCAGGAAATCTCGATTTATGTGTGGGAGACAAAATTCGCGTAATCCTTCCAAACTCAGTTAATTCGGAAGACAGGGGAGAAGAACCAATTGATCTGGAAAATAGTGGTTATTACTTAATCACGAAATTGTCTAGATTTTTTGATGTTAGTGATAGGAAGGTTAAATCAACCTTACAGCTACAGAGAGACTCCTACGGTCTGCTAGAATAAAATCAGTTAATATAACCAACTATGGAAAACATCGAAGCACATATCGCAAAAGATAAAGAGATTCTTCAGAATCCCATGACTTCTCCCCAACAACGTCGCCATGTAGAAGAAGAACTACATGATTTAGAAGATTGGGTTGAGCATCACAAAGAAGAAATCGAAGCAGGTGATCATCACGATCCCACTCCACTAGAACTGTACTGTGATCAACAACCAGGCGCACCAGAGTGTAAAATTCATGATAACTGATTAGTATGGATCCATCTATCCGATCATTACTACCAGTTCACCAATTAGGTCAAGATGGATCTGAATGGTGGATTGGTCAAGTGGAAGAAATCGACGAACCCAAGAAATCTAACAGATTTAGAGTTAGAATTCTTGGGATTCACGATTCTGATTGCGAAAAAGTAAAAACCGAGGATTTACCTTGGGCTCATACTGCAATGCCTTGTACAACTCCATATAAAACTGGTGGTGTCTCGGGTGCTTCTGCAAATCTTGAAGAAGGTGATTGGGTATTTGGATTTTGGTTGGATATTGATAAAACAAAACCTCTTATTGTTGCATCAATCGGAACTGTTGCTAATTCATCAGATTCACCACCAGAAGAAGGAAATTCTTCTACATCTGAAGACAAGTGTCTATCTTTCAAAACTTTAGTCAACCCAAGGACAAATCCTTTGACTGACTTAAGTGCAAAGGTTGAGGAAACAAACAAAAACTTAGGATCTACTCAAGTTGCTGGTAACTCTCAGCAAACAATGTCTGCTGCTGATGGAGCACATGCTGCAGATAATAGTGCTGCAAATCCTGTCGGAACAAAAGTCTGTGTTAAAGTTGCTCAGGCAGAATGTAATGGAAATACAAAAAATGATATTTCTTATGTTCTCGGAGAACTATTCAAGATGGTTCAGGATAGTGGAGGCAATGTTGGAGATTACTTAATCAATAAAGTAAATGGGGAACTCTTTAGTTATGTTAATAAAGCACAGGGATATATTAATAAAGTTCTAAAGATTGTTAAAGACTCTCTAGCAAGAATTCGTGGAGAGATTGTTAAGTATTTGAAGGAAGGCGTAGAATATCTGGTAAAACTAGTTCTAACTCCATTTGAAGGAATTCTTGAATCAACTCAAAAATGGTTAGATGAAACTTTAGAATCAATTGGATGTAGTATTGAAGATATTTACGAAAGACTTGTAGACTTCATTACATCTCTAATTTTTGATTACTTGCTTAAAGTTTTTAGAGCAGCAACTTGTCAAGTAGATACCTTTGTTAATGCAATCATTAATGAGATCAGTAGTTATATCTCAAACTTGCTAAATGCAGTCCTGGGACCACTACAAGCAATCTTGGGTATTGCTTCTTCAGCACTCAACTTAGTTGGTGGTGCAATGTTTAAAATCATGTCTATTCTTGGTATTAGTTGTGGTGGTATTGACTCGGCATGTGGAAATGAAGACAAGAGATGTAACAAGAAAGAACAAGATCCTGTTGATGACTTCTTAGATGGTTTACTAGCAGGTATTCAAAATGGACCATTGGATTATGGTCAAAGTGTTTGTAGTGATGCTAGGGGGTATGATTCTCCAGAAGTAACTGGTGCTATTATTTTTGGTGGTCTTCCTTATGTTGGTAGTGGTAGTGGATCAGGAACAACACAAGATGATGATGATCCTATTCCTGGTACTGATAACGGCGGCGGCAGTGGTGGAGATGACGATAATAATGTATCTACTATTGCATATGAAATCAAGGATCAAAACGTATTTGAAGGCAACATTGCTAGAGTTAGTGTAATTCGTAGTGGAGACATCGGATCTAGCAGTTCCGTAAGATATAGAACTGTGCAAGGTAGTGCAGTCGAAGATGTTGATTATGAGGGAGCATCTGGAATTCTTGGATTCGGTCCAAATCAATCAGAAAGAGTTATCAACATTCAAACATATCAGGATTATGATAATGATACCCCACAGGAGTTTGAAATTGTTATTAAATATGAAACAGGAACGCAAACCACAGAATTCATTCAAGCAGTTGCGACTGTAACTATTGGTAAGGCTCCAATTATTGATCCTAATAATCCAACTCCTAGTATTCCCCCAGATTTAGTTCCTGGTCCACTTACTCCAGAACCCCCAGGACCCCCTGATCCTGATGACGATGATGATGGAGAAGACGGTATTAATATCGATGCAGATGTACCAGAAGAACTTGTCGGTAGTGAAGTTTCAATTGAGGTAACTGCAGATAAGACTGAAGTTAACGAAGGTGAATTGATCACGTTTAGTATTATTTCTAACGGAATTCCCAATGGAACTGTATTAGGTTATAGTTTGTTTGGCGTCAATATCAGTGAGAGTGATATTGTTGGCGGCAATCTTTATGGAACTTTTACGATTGATAACAATGTATCTGCAGTTGTTATTGGTATTGCAGAAGACGCTGATATTGAAACAAAAGAAACCCTTACGTTCACTATCAACGGAACTGGTGCAAGAGATGAAGTTGATATTGTGGGACAAGAAGATACTACCAAAAAATCTACAACTAATACGGAACCAGACACACACAAACCACCAACTATTGGAGATATTATTGTTGATGACGATGGTAAAATCTTAGATATTCAAATTGATGATCCTGGAGATCCATATATTCTACCTCCAAAATTGGCTATCACTGGTCAGGGATGGGGTGCTATGGCGATTCCTTTGCTTGATTCGAATGGATATGTTACCGAAGTTCGTGTAACACAAAGAGGAAGGAATTTTGTACCCAATAAAAATGGAGATATTAACTGTGTATTAGACTCTTTAACTCTAACTAGACCAGGATCAGGATATACCTCAAGACCCACTGTTTATATAAATGGAGATTCAACACTTGTTGTTGCGAGGATCAATTCTCAGGGATTTGTGGTAGGATTTGATGTAGTTAATAGAACTACAATTTTTGATGTTGCACCAACAGTTGAAATTGTTGGAGGCGGCGGATATGGTGCTAAAGCACTTGCTAGTCTCAGTTGCCTAGATAGTGAGACTAGAGATCTTCTCGGATACGCGAAGATTGGAACTGGACGTTATGTTGATTGCCCATCATGAACAAATCATACGAATCTTTATCAAATTATCTCTCAGCACTAGCAGGCGCTATTGCTGACCTTCCAGATGGTAGTGAGGGGTCAAATGAAGCTTCTGTACCTACTCCTCCACACTCAGCAGGACAGCGCACAACGTCCGTTGAGAAGATCAATGGATGCAAGATCACAAAAGCTGTTAATGAAGAGGGTAGAGTTACTCTGATCATTACTACAGACAATGGTCAAACCATCAACTGCGACGAAACTGGAAACATCTTTATTGGATGTGGAAAGATTGGTGATGACGAAACGGGTGGTCAAATTACGCTAAGACCTCAGGGTGATATGACCGTTAAGGTTGGCGGTAGATTCGCCATGGAAGTTGAAAATTTACTAGATGAAGACAAACCCTTATCGGTGGTATCTTATGGGGACATTAACGTAGAATCTAGTGGTGGAGACGTATTTTTAAAGGGACAGAATGTATCAATTCGTGCTTTAAAAGACCTGAATTTAATTGGAGAAAAAGTAAACATCCAAGGTGGAGATGGTGCTGGTGGAACTGTTGCTATTGCTGCTAATAAGTTTGCCTCGGATGTTACATTCATCGAAAATACAGTTAGTGGTGGTATCACAAACAATGTTTTGGGAGAAATTACAGACAGACAGATTCTAGATCCGAGATCTCTTCGCGCTATTACTAGTTCTGGGCATATGAAAATTACTGCTGCTGGAGATCTTTCTATTGATGTTGGTGGAAAGATGGAGGTGAATGTTGCTGGTACACCACCAAAACCAATTCCAACAGTTAAGAATCCTAGTACGTTTTCTATTAATGTTGCTCAGGGAAATGTTATTCATACCATTGCCGCTGGAAATCTAACTGAGAAATATACTGGTAATGTTACCACTACAATCGAAGGAAACGTTACTGAACAAATCACTGGTAACTTGACTGAGAGTGCTACTGGTAATTACACAAACACAATTGAAGGCAATTCTACAGAAAGTATTACTGGTGACTACAAGAATGTAATTACTGGTAACTATACTAATACAGTAACTGGATCATCAACAGAGACTTTTACTGGTGCTTATACAGCGACTTATAGTGGTAGTCGCGTTGAAAATGGTGCAGGCATTGTTACCATTAGTGGTACAACCATCACAATCAACTCTACAACTAACATTTTCTTGAACTGATAAGTCAGAGTTATCAGACCTATCGGTTATCCGTATTAAAAACTGGCACAAGGGGGATTGATTTGCCCCCTTTTTGCTGATAAATTGTATTCATGCGATGGGGAAAACCTCATCCTTCATCTGCGGGTAACCATTCCGCAAGTAACTCTAAAAGGAAAACAACTATGATTAAAACTGCTTTCGCTGCTGCCGCTGCAGCTGCTGCTTTCGCTGCTCCTGGTGCTGCCCTTGCAGGACCCTACGTTAACGTAGAAACCAATGCTGGTTGGACTGGCTCGGATTACAATGGTGCTGCTACAGATTTCCATGTAGGCTACGAGGGTTCTCTCGGTGAAGATGCTTCGTACTACGTTCAGGGTGGTGCTACCCTTCTGTCTCCTGACGGTGGCGACAGCGATACCGTTCCTTCTGGTAAGGCAGGTATTGGCGTTGCCGTTACCGAGAAGCTCGGTGCATACGGTGAAGTCTCCTTCGTCGGTTCTGGCGACAGCGACATCGACCGTGGATATGGCGGTAAGGTCGGTCTGAAGTATTCCTTCTGATCTAAATAGGTTATATCGTCGCCGCAGGGGAGAGTCTGGTCAGAATCAGATATCTCCCCCTTTTTTATGCTATAATATGGACATGCGAGCGTGGCGGAATCGGTAGACGCATCGGACTTAAAATCCGCTGATTGTAAAAAATCGTGGGGGTTCAAGTCCCCCCGCTCGCATAAGTGTTAAATACTTATGTGTAAATGCAAACAAAGGCATGTCTTTCAAAGGGTATGAAGTCACTACAAAGTATTGCTGGGTAGACAGCACTCCAGTCAAGATGTACTTTATTGCTGGTATGCCGTTTACATTTGACCCATTGGAAAAAGAAGACAAAGAGAATCAGTGGATACTAGCAGAGTGTGCTATAAATCCAGAGTTTACAATGGAGTATGTGTATCAAGCATCTGATTACCTAATTGCAGAAGAAGCACACCCACTATTGTTTGATGTACCTGTATTGAATCCTGAATTAATGCCTGATGAAAGCGTTTGAAGACTGTCTTGAAGGATTTTTCAGTAACAAATATCAAGCGATGAAAGATCCAACCAAATTTGCTCATATCAACATAAAGCACGTTAGAATTGATGATGACTTGTTTTACGGGGAGCAAGCATATAATTATTCCCCCAAGAATCCATATAGACAATTCGTTCTTAAAATAGTCCCTACAGAAGGAGACTATATAGTTCAGAACTACGAAGTTCCAGATCCTACTAATCATATTGGATGCAAAAATTTAGACGTTTTGACTAAAAATGTCTTGCGACAAAGGGTAGGATGTGATACAATGTTTACGTTGGAAAACGAAATCTATAAAGGATTTCTACCAGGAAAAAACTGTATTGTTCCTTGGAGAGGTAGACAAACTTACCTACAAAATCAGATAGAACTTGGAGAAGATTTCTATTGGGTTCAGGACACAGGACTAGACGTAAACAATCACAATCAAGTTTGGGGAAGTCGCTGGGGATACTTGAAGTTTTACAAGTTTCCTGCTATAATCTGAACACAGTCCTGATGGATGACTTTAAAAGACATGTAGGTGACGCCACCGACATTTCGGACAGGGGTTCGATTCCCCTCACTTCCACTTCATGG